AAAGGGAAGAAAAATTGGGGATATCGCTTGGCCGAGAGAGCAAGGCAAGGTGAAGATGGTTATGAATTTCACAAGATCACAGCTTGGGATGCTGTGGCAGCAGGGATTTTAGAGAAGGAAGAAGTAGAGCAGGCAGAGAGAGACCTTCCCGCTCACGTATTCAAAGAACTGTACCTGGCTGAACCAGCTGATGATGATTCCAATCCATTCGGCCTGGACCATATCAATGGCTGCATTGAACCACTTGCACCAGGTCCAATTGAATATTATGGCGTAGACCTTGCGAAGAAGAAAGATTGGACCGTCATAATCGGCCTGAACGCACAGCGTAAGGTAGCGTATTTTGAGCGATTCAGATTGGATTGGAAGGCAACCCGTGACAGCGTGTCACGGATTGTAGGAAAGACTCCGGCTGTAATTGACAGCACCGGTGTTGGCGATCCAATTGTAGAAGACCTACAGAGAGTATGTCCTCGCATTCAAGGCTTTAAGTATACGGCGATCAGCAAACAGCAGCTGATGGAAGAACTATCTGCGGCCATCCATGGCAGGGAAATCATCTTCCCTGATGGCCCAATCGTAGATGAGCTGAAGAACTTCGAATGGACTCACACCAGGACCGGCATATCGTACAATGCTCCGGAAGGTCTACACGATGACTGTGTGAATGGATTGGCTCTTGCGCTCCACTGCTCCAGAGTGAATAAGAAAGGACTATTCCTATTGACATGAAGACTCCGATGGAAGTGATGGCCGCAGCCCCATGGTGCGAGATGGTGTGCAAGAAATACTCTCCGCTACATTGGAAGGATTTGCGACAGGAATTATTCGTACTGATTGCGACCGATCTTTCCGAGAAGGCACAAAAAGCCCTGGACAATGGATACTTTGAATACTTCTACATCAGGTGCGCATCCAATCTATCCGGCTCTGGTGGAAGGATAGGAAGAATCAACATCGGAGGAGAAGACATTGCAGATTGGGAATTGGTTTCCGAATTGGCCGATGATAGAAGGGAGGCCATTGAGGCAGATATGCAGGAGAAATTGGATGCTATAGCCTTGGTGCAATCGCAGCAAGATTGGTACGAATCGAAGTTAGTGGAGATGTACCTGGATGGATGGTCTGCAAGGAAGATTCATCGAACTACCAAGATTGCCCTTAATGAAGTGTGCAGAGTGATCAATACATTCAAGAGACGATGTCAGGATGAGTATAAATAAGAATGGCCACCCTTTCGGATGGCCACCTTAGTCAACCTAAGACAACTATGAACCTTACAAATTTAGCTTATGGAAAGCGAAGTCAGCACACCTGATTGAACAATTTGTGGCTGTTCTTTCTCGCTATGCGTGAATGTCAGATCGAAACCTGTCATGTCACCGAGTGCCACACCGGTCATGGATGAACCAGCCGTCATGTCCATACCTCGACCAAGGCCCATTGCCCAATACTGCTCTGCATTGGTCTTCACGATTGCCACCAAACGAGCAACAGACAGCAGCTTCACTTCATTGCGCTTGGCTGTAGACAGCTTGCGGAGTTTGATATTCAGCTCTGTGCTATTGAAGACTGTGCCATTCTCCACTGATGGAGTAATAGTATTGGTGAATGACGCAGTATCCTTGGGCAATTCATACTTGAAAAATGCCTTACCGCCATTCAGAGTCAATGCTGAGATTTCGCCAGATGCGCTCGTGTACGAAGAAACAGCTTCGAATTCTACAAGCCAAATCTTGTCCACCCCACCTACGCTGTCCTTGCAATCGTGGCTGAAGCCTGTTGTTAAAATACAGCTCATGGTCTCAGATTATAGGCTGAAGTAAACGATCTGGTCGGGGAAAGCTACCTGTGTTCCATATTTGAAATTGGCATTGAACACGACATTCTTCTTGATAGGATCATAGATGAATTCGTAATTCTCTTCCTCATTTACCAGGTCAGTGCCAAGGTAATAATTGCCCCAATAGCTCATGTGAATCTTGTTTGAACCGCTCAGACCGGCAAGACCATAGATCTTGATTCCGCTCAGATGATGAGTGATTTCGAATGGATTGTCTTGAACACCGGAGTAATGGAACAGATTCGCGCCGACCAGGTATTCCTTATAGAGCTTGAATAGGTCAACACCCATGGCGATAAATACATCAGAACGTTTGAGAACTGCTGTAGGAGCGAGGCTGTACATCTTGGCGAGAGCATCGTCAATGTTGGAAGATGTGAATGAAGTCAGCTTAGTCCAGCCGCCACCGGTGGTAGGATTGCCTTCAATCGGATCACCAGCTCCACCGAATCCGAGAGCAGTCAGAATTGTGTTAAATCCATCGAACTGATTAGAGGCAACAGTGCCTTGCCAGATGTCGGTTTCCAATTCCTGAGCGATGGCAGCAGCTTTCTCAACACCAATCTGCTCGGCAAAAGGAACTTCATCTTGTTTGCTGCCTGCCTTCATGTAATTCTGCATCCACTTCTTTTCCAATGTTTTAGGACAAAGAGTCTCATACACCTGGATATCACCTACGCTCAGAGTGCGAGCTGTAAAATTGGTGCTACCAGAGCTTGATGGTTCGCAGCCTGCGGCCTGGAAGAATACATCAGAACTAAGAATGTTAAGATTGTCAGATACTTTGATTCCAGGGATTACTTGACCAGCTCCTTGGAGGAGGCTGGCTGTCTCGCCACCAAAGAGAGCTTTGGTTAAGATGGGGAGGGAATCTTCTTTGCCCCAATCCGACAGACCTACGACGGTAAATGCCATGTTTTATTTGTTGTTTTTAAGATTTTTGAGTGCTTCCGAGAATCGTGCTAGTGATTCTTCTTTCTTGTCGGCCAATGGCTTGACTGCCTTAATCGGCTCTGCTGCAGGGATGGCTGAGAACTGCTCAATCACTTCTACTGTCTTGGCCTGTGCCTCAGTCAATCGCTCCACTGCTTCCACCAATCGCTTGATGACAGATTCCTGATCACCGAATTTGCTCAGCCATTCATTGCGGAGTGCATTGAATTGATCGCTCATCGCCTCTTCTTCTTCATCTTTTTCATCGATGGCAGTAATTACACCGCCTTCGGTGGTAACCAGAAGGCCATCAGCAGTCTCGTGAGTGCCGTCCGGAGCAGGGACATATTCGCCTTCCGGAGTCTGCACTTCAAGAACAGAACCAATTTCCAAGGATTCACCAGGGAATCGTACAACAGTGCCGTCCACCAATGTGGTTTCGGCAAAAGCTACAGCCGGAACTTCTTCTTCCTGTAAGGAAAAGCCCAAGAGCTTCTTGATTTCTTTGAGTTTGGATAGAGCGTCCATTTCTGATAATGTATTTATGTTAATATTGTCGCACTTTGCAAGGATGTAGCGCATGGCCTCCAGAGTCTCTTCAGCCGGATCGGCAGGCTTATCGGTGAAATACCCTTCTACAGAGAATCCTCTGAACTTGCCATGTTTGATATCGCTCCAGACCTGGTCATCTTCCACATAGTAGCTCAAGAACCATGAGCCTTCCGGAGCATCGCTCCATGAGTCTGGTGGGTTGATGCCTCGCTGCTTGTCAATTATAAATGACTCCATGAGATACATTCCTCCGACAGGCTTCGCGTGTTCAGCATTCACAGCATTATACTTCTGTTGGGTAGCCCATAGCTTGACAGCCTTGCGGATGGTATCTGCTGAGAACTTGACATAGTACAGACTGCCATCATCAGCCCTCCGCATGATTGGCTTTTCCGCAATCATGGCAGGCCCTGTGATAATCCTGCGCTCTTCCGATTCGATAGCGAATGCCATGCGCTCCTTCTCAATCTGATTCATCTTGCTTTCAGCCCACCGGAGCATCTCTTCTCCTCCCCACAGCAGATAGGAGATAGTGCCACAGGCTTCATCCGCATCCGGATTATAATACTCCTGCGCCCTGGACAAATAGCTGTAGGTTCTCTTGATTGTGTCTTCGCTAAGTGCCTCACCAGATGCTATCTGTTGCGCCCGATTCTTCCCCACCAATGTCGCACACTTGTTCCCGATGGCTTCATTCAGCCTGATGCCGCGCTCTGCATTGGCCTTGGCTGCCTCTGGATAGTCAGAGTAGCTTTCAAAGTTCCTCTTCTCCCAATACGAATAGCAGATGGCAGCAGCCTGGTCTTGCTCCTTGCCTTCCTCCAGAAGTGCCGGAATGCATCGGCCAATGAATTCTGATTCTTCCTCACCTGGTCGCGGCTCTACGAATTCTTCCTTGCTGAAGAAGTGAAAGTCTTCTTCGATTGCCGGAGACTGCACCAGGCTAACTTGAGTCAGCCCGTCACCGTCTTCTATTTCCAAATAGTATATTGGCTCTGCCATCATCTATAATGTATCACTTCTTTTTTTGTTCGGTGATCACTGTCTCAAATGAGATGGCAATCTTCTGCCCCATGGCCCTTCCGAGATACTCGCTGAATTCATTGAAGGTATCGTCATTGATTATCTTGCTAAAAAACTTATTCCCCTTGTAT